GTCATTGAAGACATCAACGAAGAAACATTACTTTCTCTTGACGAAAACTTAGAGCTTGATCAGGAACAAACTGAGATCGCTGAAGCTAAGTGCAAGAAAGAGGGAGAAGACATGGAAGATGAAGAGTCTGACGAAGAATCATGTGATTCTGAAGAAGGCGAATCTGAAAAGGAAGATGAAGAAGAAGAGGAAGAAGAAATGATGGAAGCCAAGAAAATCTCTGAAGCAGAAGTGAGCTCTGATGAAGAGTTTATGGAATATGCAAAACAAGTACTACAAGCCGCTCATGGTGATAAGTATGACGAAGAAATTGCAATGAAAACTGCAAAGGGCATACTTGATAAAGCTGAAGGTGACTACGGCGTTGCTGTAGGCATGCTTACAAGCGGACTCGGTGAAGAGTCTGACGAAGAAGAGATGAAAATGCAAGAAGAAACTACTGAAATCACAGTCGACGCCTCTGACATTACTCGTCTCGTCGAGTCTGAAGAAGGCCTAACCACAGAGTTTAAGGAAAAAGCTACTGTCATCTTTGAAGCTGCTGTAAAAAGCAAAATCAAAGAAACAGAAGAAACACTTAAAGAAAGCTACGCAGTTGCATTGATCGAAGAAGTCGAAGCAATCAAAGAAGAACTTGTTGACAAGATTGACAACTATTTAACCTATGCGGTTGAAAGTTGGGCAGCAGACAATACTGTCGCTATCGAGTCTGGTCTTCGTACTGAGATTGCAGAAAACTTTATTCAATCACTCAAGACTGTATTTGTAGAAAACTACATCGAAGTTCCAGAAGCCAAAAAAGATTTGGTTGCTGAAATGGAAAGTACAATCGCTAAGCTTCAAGAAGAAGCAGCAGACACCACGCAAAGTATCTCAACACTTTCCGAGCAGGTTGAACGCCTTACTCGTGAAAAGATTGTTGCTGAAGCCTCAACTGGTCTTGCTGACACTCAAGTTGAGAAACTCAAGTCTCTTGTTGAAGATGTAAACTACACGTCAGAGAGTGCATATCGTAAAAAAGTCGAAACTATCAAGGAATTCTACCTCAAAGGCATCTTAGATGAAACAGAAACATTGGTTGAAGAAACAACTGATGAGTCTTCCTACGTAACAACCGAAACAGTTGTAGAAAATGAAACGATCGCAGAAGAAACCGTTTCACCTGCAATGCAAAAATACTTGACCGCATTATCACGTCTAAACAAGGCAAATGAAGCCACTGTTCCAGTACGCTGATAAAGGTTCCAACCCCAAACAACAACAACAAACAATAAAGAAAAAATACTATTATGTTTAATTCAGAAACACTAGAAAAAAAGTGGGCCCCAATTCTTGAGGCTCAAGACGCCCCTAAGTTCAAGGACAACTATCGTAAGTCAATTACTGCAGTTCTTCTCGAAAACCAAGAAAAAGCACTTAAGGAAGAAAATGCACAATCTGCATATCTTGCTGAAGGTAACTCAATCGGTGACGGCACCGGTGCAGTTAAGACCTGGGATCCAGTTCTTATCAGTCTCGTTCGTCGCGCGATGCCAAACATCGTTGCTTATGATATTGCTGGTGTTCAGCCAATGACCATGCCAACTGGCTTGATCTTCGCTATGCGCAGTCAATATCAAAATGCAGCTGGTGCAAATACTGCTGAAGCTCTCTTCAACAAGCCAGACACCGCATTCGGTGGTCCAGTTACTACTGCACAAGGTGAAGCTCTCACTGGCAATGGTACAAATGGTAGCTATGTTGATCCAGATCCAGCTGTTGGTACTGTTCAAATTGGTCGTACAGCTGCTGCTGGTGGCTTTGGTCAAATGGGATTCACCGTTGACAAAACAACCGTTACTGCTAAGACACGCGCTCTTAAGGCTGAATATTCAATGGAACTTGCTCAAGACCTCAAGGCTGTTCACGGCCTCGATGCAGAAGCAGAACTTGCAAACATCCTCAGCACTGAGATTCTTGCAGAAATCAACCGTGAAGTTATCGACACTGTTAATGCAAAAGCACAAGTTGCTGGCATCAATGGTACTTTCGATCTTGACCAAGATGCTGACGGTCGTTGGGCTGTTGAAAAGTTCAAGTCACTTCTTTTCCAAATTGAAGTTGAAGCTAACGCAGTTGCTAAGGCAACACGCCGTGGTAAGGCAAACTTCGTACTTTGCAGCAGCAACGTTGCAAGTGCTCTTGCTGCAGCTGGTGTGCTTGACTATGCTCCAGCTCTTGCAACCAACCTCAATGTTGATGACACAGGCAACGTATTCGCTGGTATGGTAAATGGCCGCCTCAAGGTGTTCATCGACCCATTCGCATCCGAAGACTATGTAACTGTTGGTTATCGCGGTACAAACGCATACGACGCAGGTATGTTCTATTGCCCATACGTTCCACTCACAATGGTTCGTGCAGTTGATCCAGACACATTCCAACCAAAGATTGGCTTCAAGACACGTTATGGTCTTGTTGCTAACCCATTTGCTGGTAACCCAACAGCTAACGGCGGTACAGGTGCTAACGCAGCTAACCCATACTTCCGTAAGTTCACAGTAACTGGTATCGGTGGTTCTACTTACACTAACGCAGGATAATTTACTGCAATAGGTAATAACCTTAAAATTAGAGGCTACCCGAAAGGGTAGCCTCTTTTTTGCATAAATAATAGTATGATGGATTCAAATTTATTAGCATTAACTGGGTTTAAACTCTTTATACATGCTGAAGACTTTAAGCACACTCAATATTTTGCGGTAAGTGCAAGTTTTCCTGCTGTGTCCTTGCCAGAAGTCACTACTGGATATCGTAACCTTTCTGGATTTGTGTCTGGTGATAAATTAGCGTATGATCCGTTAACTGTAAGAATTGCAATAGATGAAAAATTGGAGTCATACCGTGAAATTTTTAACTGGATGCATTCAAATACTGAAAACAAACAGTTAACTATACATGACATAACGCTACACTTTTTAACAAATCATAATAACATATCACGCAGCGTTCGATTTGCAAACGCGTTTCCTACAAATATAGGAGGGTTAGAGTTTAACGTGCAGCAAACCGAATCAGAATATGCCTATGTAGACGTTACTTTCCGTTATGATTATTTTGAATTTATGTAATGATATATAATATATTATGATGCAACTTGAAGATATACTTAAATTATGGGAAGTCGACAGTGTTATCGATGAGATTAATTTGGATGAAACCAGCGTAAAAGGTGCAAGTCTGCACTCTAAATATTTAGAGTTATACAGCATCGCGAAACTAAATCTTAAAAAGAAAGAGCTCTCTATGGCGCACTTACGTAAAGACAAGTGGTTGTACTATAATGGCAAGATGACGAAAGAGGAAATGGACTCTAAAGGTTGGCCATACGATCCATTTTCCGGAATGAGTAAGCCACTTAAAAGTGACATGGAATTATTTTATACCACTGACGCTGATATTATGAAATTACAGGGTCAAATTGAGTATCAGTCTACGATTGTAGAGGCACTTAAAGATATTATGGATAATATTAAATGGAGACACACTACAATTAAAAATATTATAGACTGGAAGCGATTTACGTCAGGAGTTTAATGACAGACATAGGCATAACTAAAGTTGATGAAACTTCATTGAGAATAGTCTCAAATGATTCTGGAATTCTTATGGAGCTTTCAGAACATTTTACGTTTTTTGCTGAAGGCTATAAGTTTATGCCACTCTATCGCAACAAGCTCTGGGACGGTAAAGTTCGACTCTACGATTCACGCACTGGACGACTGCCATATGGATTACTGTTTGAAGTACTAAAATTTGCAAACTCTCATAACTACACTTATGAGTTGCATCCTAGCATAACTGAACGAGACGTGCCAACTTCTCAGTCATTATTAGAGTATGCAAGTGGGCTGCACATTACCAGTGGAGGGGCACCCATAACGCCACGCGACTATCAACTTGATGCCTATGTGCATGCTTGTGCTGAAGGACGTGGACTCATAATATCACCTACTGGTTCTGGAAAAAGTTTAATTATCTACTTGTGTGTCCGTTGGTTTTTAGAGCACTACGACGAAAAGGTATTGATCGTGGTGCCTACTACTTCGCTTGTTGAGCAGATGACAAAAGACTTTGCAGACTACTCGCAACATGACGCTTCATTTGACGTCCAGTCAGAAGTACATAAAATTTATTCGGGCAAAGAAAAACATGACATCTCGTCTCGCGTTATAGTTACTACGTGGCAGAGTGCGATTACGTTACAAAAATCTTGGTTTCAAAGCTATGGCATGGTTATAGGTGACGAGGCTCACTTGTTTAAAGCAAAAAGTTTAAACACTATTATGTCAGCATGTGTAAACGCATGCTATCGTATAGGCACTACTGGCACCCTTGATGGCAGTCTATGCAACGAACGAGTGCTTGTTGGTAACTTTGGTCCGACCCATCGCGTAATTACGACAAAAGAACTTATTGATAATGACACTCTCGCTGCACTAAAGATTAAATGTGTTGTGTGCAACCACAGCGACGAACTTAAAAAGGTGATCTCTAAAGCTGACTACCAAACTGAAATAGACGCTATCGCGTCTCACGCTGGTCGTAACGCCTTTATAGCAAACCTTGCGCTTGATCAAAAGGGCAACACGCTCGTTCTCTTTAACCTCGTTCAGAAACATGGCAAGCCTCTTTTTGAACTTATAAGTAGTACTAATGGCGATTCAAACAGACATATATTCTATGTGTCTGGAGAAGTGGACGCAACAAACCGAGAACACATACGTGAACTAACCGAAACACAAAATAATGCGATTATCGTGGCAAGTGTTGGTACGTTTAGTACGGGAATTAACATTAAAAATTTACATCAGATTATATTTGCTGCGCCAACGAAGAGCCAAATACGCGTATTACAAAGCATTGGTCGAGGACTACGAAAATCTGATGACGGTCGACCAACAACAGTCTATGACATATCAGACAACTTCTCTTGGAAAAAGAAAAAGAACTACACACTGCAACATGCAATAGAGCGCACTAAAATGTATGCAAAAGAAGGGTTTAACCATAAACTGTATGAGATACAACTGCCATGATTGATGCACTATACACCAAAGTGAAGGATCTAGACATAAGAGTCTTTACGTTAACGAGTGGTAAAGTGATTATAGGAGAAGTTGTGCATGCCTATGAAGACGGAGTGCAGTTAAATTGCCCTCTAGAAATTAGAAAGGCTCTTGTAAAGTCTGGAGTATACTCTGAAATAATGCTACCACTCGTAGCAGGCAACGACACAGAAAATTGTATTGTCTATGATCGCAGCATAGAGACTGAATCAGACACAACTGATGCTGTTAAACGTAAGTATACAGAAGCACTCATATATCAGAGACTAGCTCAACTAATGTCTGAGTCTTCTAAAGAGAATGAAGAGAATGAAATTGAAGAATCAGAAGATTATGATTATTCCATTCCTGAAATTGATCTACCAGATTCATCACAGTCTGATGAAGAATTATGGAATATATTTTTAGATCGTTGGAAGAATGTATGATGACTATCAAACAATCATAGATTATTATACACACTTTCTAGAACTATGTAAATAACAAAATTCAAGTAGATACAAAAAAGTATTTACATTCTCAAAATATAGTATATAATGAAGCTATGAAAACTGAAAAGACAAAACGAAAATCACGCGGTGATGACTATGTCAACAATAAAGATTTCTCCGCAGCAGTAGTTGAATATGTAAGTGCTGTAACCGAGGACAAGTCCGCCGGTCGAGAGCCTCAACAAATTACGAACTATATTGGAGAGTGCTTTATGAAGATTGCAAACGGACTGTCACGCAGCCCAAACTTTATGAATTATAGTTATAGAGAAGACATGGTTATGGACGCTGTTGAAAATTGCATCAAAGCAATTATGAACTACGACATCAACAAGCCAACTCGAACCGGCAACCCGAACGCATTTTCA